ACTCCAATTCATCCTGAGCGAAGCGCACGCGCCACAACCACTGGAAATCCGCTGTGACGGCCGCTGCCGCCGCAGGCGCGACGGCAAAGCTCACGATTCCATTCGCGATGGTGTAATCCGTGCCTGGCGTTTTGCGCACACCAGCGACGTAGATCGTGGCGCTCTGTCCCGCGGGATTCTGCACTTGCTCCAAATATCCGCCGACATTGCGCACCAGTTGAAAGCTAGTGGTGCTACCGTCGCCAATCCCGATCGGTTGACCATTCACACTGGAATCCAGAGGCTTGCGCGTGAGCTGCGCGAGATCGACCAGAAACGAATCGAACGATCCCTGGCGCGCAAGAAAGAAGCCGATCAACTGCTGCAGCTGCGAATATCCATTCGCGTCTACATGCTGCGCATCGTCGCGCAAGAATTCGTAGGTCAGCGAAATCTTCCACAGCGGCGAACTCCAATACGCCGCGCGAACTTCGCGCCCCGAAGTAGCCTGCTGAACGCCCGTCGAGAACGTAGGCGTGAGCGTGTACTCCCAGGCAAGACCGCGAAGATCGGGAAACTGTGCATTCGACATGAAAAATCAGGTTTCACCACGGAGGCACGGAGAACACGGAGGAAAAGATCAGATGGCTTGCGCCGGTGAAGCTAACGGTTTGAAATTGCACAATCACACAATAGCCAATAGGGACACTCCGCCTCCGCAATCGCTTGTCTTCTCCGTGTCCTCCGTGCCTCCGTGGTGAAACTTCTTAGAACTTTCCGTGGCGCCAGGCCCGCTTGATTACCTGCACAAGCGTATCGGCATGTTGTTGCAAACGTCCTTCGAAGCTTTGCGAGTCGGTCGCGGCGACTGAGAAGTTGACGTGCAGGTGATTGCCTCCTCTATCCTCGCCGGCGCCGATCATCTGCGACAGCCCAGACGAGAGACTCGCTGGCAACACCATTTCATTCTTGTGGACGAAGGCGAGCGAGTCGTCAGGCACAATGCCGCCTGCGGCAAAGGCGTTCAGCGCTTCGAAGCCGAGGATGTTGCTATACGCGTCGGCGGCTATCGCAGGCGCGATCGACCAGCCCACAACGGGAATCGCCGCGGCGGAGGCATAGGCAGCGGCGCCGCCTTCGGCCGCTGAGCTTCCAATGCTCGCTGCCGAGGCCGCCTTCTGCGATCCGATGCCGAACACCTGCATGAACAGATGCTGCGCCACCCAGCGCTCGACCATACGCTCGAGCATGCGCAGGAAATCCGCGAGGATCTGGTCGAGCACGCGCGCAATGTTTTGCTGGAGAGTCCGCGAGCTGCTCGTCATCGAGGTCACTGAGTTCGTGAACCCGCGATTCATGCTGGTGAATGCCCCATTCCATTGCTGGCTCTGGTCGCGTACGGTTGCCGCCGTGATCTTCTGGACCTCCACGCTGTTCTGCTGCCGTGCGCGAATCTCGTTCGCCAGTTGCTGACGGATTCCGGCATCGATGTCCTGCGTAGCTGCGCGAAATTGATCGCGCATCTGCTGCGCAGCTTGCGCCGACGCGTCGGTCGCCTGGCGCATGCCGGACAGCAGCGAGCTGGCGTCGAAATCCGATGTGAGTTTCATTCGCTAAAAGGCCAAAGCCGAACACGAAGGTCACTAAGGCAACGGCGGAGGGCACGAAGAATTGTTTGTGAACCCTATTGTTTGCCTTCGTGACCTTCGTGTTCCCTGTTCAAAAGACTCTTCATTTGCACGGAAGGTCGCGTGGATACACTGCCGCCGACGCTCGCGATGGCAGTTATCAAATCCTGCGATGGCTGGCTCTTCCGCTGAGGACGCGAACGCATCATGCCTGCGAGCAACACATGTGCAGGTGGATGCTCGCTCCAGTACTCCAGCAATTCGTTGGCTGCGGCCAATGTTAGTGCCTCTACGTCGCGCAGCCTCCAGCCGGTCGCAGTAATGATGTAGCCGAAGAGATGTGGCCAGTCGACGATCCGGCTTACTCGGCCGCTGGCTGGTATTCCCCCTGCGAACCAGCTTCGGAGCCGCGAGGCTTCGAAGCCGCGAAGCCTTGCCTCTTGAGTCCTGAGGCTGCGAGTACGCGATCCAGGACTTCAGAGAAGTTATTGAGATCGAGCATCTCCTCCAACTCTTCGAGCGCAACTTGAGGATGCAGTTTGCTGATCGACGCATGAATCACTGGGACCAACGAGAGCATAGAAGCGAAGCCCTGTTCAACGCGCTGCTCCGCCCCCAGCAGCGCCGGCTCGAGCCTGCGCAAATCACCAAGCGTCAGTGGGGAGAGCGTGAACTCGCGGCCATGTAATGTGACTGAGTGCATAGAACCCCTTTTGAAAGACGCTATCGGCTCTCGGCGGTCGGCCATGAACCCGGATGGGAGTTCCCGCCAAGACGGTCGCAGGCCGAAAGCCGACAGCAGAAGGCCGATAGCTGGCCTACTCCGCCAGATACAAATCCATAACCTGCCCACCGGCATTCGAGAAAGCTTCGAAATCGAACTCCGGCACAAGAAAGTCTTCGTTCTTCGTGGCCCAGGCGAGCTTTTCGGCGACACAGGAATAAAGGAGGAGGTTGGCCTGCTTGCCCGCGTATTGCTCGTTGAGCAGGATCTGAAACGTCGGAGCGAATCCCATGAGCTGTTGCCGGACGTTAAGCTGCACTCCAGTCGCGCTGGAATAGCGATACGAGATAAGCACCGCGGCGCTGGCGTCGGCCGCTGCGAAGGTGTAGACGCCTGCGCTGACTGAGTACTGTCCTTGGACCGGCGCGCTGGACACTTTCGCAAGCGGCAGTCCGGTGGCGGAATAGCGCACTCCCCAGTCGTCGACGAATTGGGCTGAGTTCGTCACTGTGATCGTGTAGGCCGAGACTCCAGGCACGTTCTGTGCCTCATCGAGCGCCGTCAACTTCTGTCCCGTATTCATGGTCTGTCCGAAGAACAAATCGTTCACATGCTTGCCAACGATCTGCGCGAACTTCGCTTTGCCTGCAATCTTGCACTTGCCGCGCGCCACCGCTTCGGCGAACTGACTCTGTCCATACAGTTCTTTTAGCGATCCGGAAATTTCCAGATTGATGTCCTGCAGCGTGCCGAACTTTATGGGCGTAGGATTCGCCGCGAGGTTCCCGCCAACGGGATATCCCCAAAGCGTGCCAGATCCGAATTGGAACATGATGTCTCCTCCAAGATGTATTCACCACGGAGGCACAGAGGACACGGAGGAGGATTTGGTTAGCTACTAGCGGTAGTTAAAGACAAGTGTCCCAGGCTATCGAGTCAGAAAGGAGCCGATTACCAAGTTCCCGATTTCTCCGTGTTCTCCGTGCCTCCGTGGTTAAAATCGCTTTTTTACGCCGTCGTCAGAATCTCCACCGGCATCACCGCCATTGCCGCGGCGCCGCTCACATTTTCCGTGATGCGCACACTGCCCTGCAGTCGGCAATGCGAAACTTTGCCGCCAAGCGTCTGCTTGCCGTCGGAGTTTGCGGGCGGAGCCAGCGCGGACTCCACCGCGTCCGTCAACGCATTCAATTCCTGCGATGGGATTGTTTGCTCATCACCTGAGCCTTGCGTGTAGATCACCAGATCGACGGTCGCACTCCAGATGATCGGCTCACCGTTGGCGTTGGTCTTTGCTCGTTCGCCGGTCTGCACCTGGAATAACGCTGGACGAGATTCCGGCGACACCTGCTCCGGCATCCGCCAGCGCCGCGACATCGTGGCAAACCTCGCGCCAAGCGCAGATTGCAGCGTGCTGAACAGCGCGGAATAGATTTGTTCGCGAGGGACGTTCATACGGGGCTGTCGGCATTCGGCATTCGGCGTTCGGCCAGCAAACGACTTGGCAGGTGTACGATAAGCGCTCCGCATTGCCTGAGGAGCGCCGATGAAAGATTTCAGAAAACTGGAAGTCTGGCAGAAAGCACATGAACTAACTCTCGCTGCCTATCGCGCAACAAAAACATTTCCCTCGGATGAACGACTTGGGTTGATAAGCCAGATTCGCCGCTCTGCATCTTCGGTTCCGGCCAACATTGCCGAAGGATGCGGTCGTCGAGGCGACGCTGAGTTCCACCGCTTCCTTCAGATCGCTATGGGATCAGCTAGCGAATTGGAATACCATTTGCTCCTTTGTCGCGATCTCGAATACTTAGCTCCGGCCGATCACCAACGATTGAGCGACGAAGCTGTTCGCGTCAAACGAATGCTCGCTTCCCTGCTTCGGATTGTGGATGAAGGCCGCGAAAAATCTCGGGCAGCGAGCGCCTGATTCTGTGTGTGTACTCCTGGATGCTTCGTGGCCGAACGCCGACCGCCGAAAGCCGAAAGCCTTCTCACCCCAAAGCTCGCCGCGTGTACTGCTGCAGCGTTGCCAGCACACTCGCCGGCAACATTTCTCGAGAGAAGTTGATCGTTACCTGCCCGCCGGCGGAGCTTGAGTCTTCACCGATGTGCGTGCGGCGGCGATATAAGTATGCGAAGCCTTCGATTGCGGCTTGCTGCAAGTCTGCCGGGACCGTTGCATAGCCCGCCTGGTACACGAGCTGCACATT